ATAGAATGACGCCCGACGAAATCCGCGATGCCATGATGGAAGACGCAATGAGGTGCAATGCCGCAATGCGGAAAAACAACGGCCCCGGCAGTCACACGCCCCGCATGGCCTCATCTGCTCAAAAGCCTCGGGTGCAAGAGTTTGTGCTGGCAGTTGTGACCGATGAGCCGCAGACCGTTGCGCAGATGGCCTATAAGTGTGAGAAATCTCCCGAGGCTGTCCGAAGGGCGGTGCAAAAGCTGGTCAAATCTGGTAGCCTGAAAATGGCAGGCGATATCGTCAATGCAAATGGTGGCCGGGCGCGGCGGTATCGGAGGGCGGGAAAGTGACTATAGCAAAGATCCGATCATGGCTGTATCCCATCGCCAAGTATCTCGGGGACGCTCAGGCCCTCACCAGCAAGCGCAATGGAGCAATCCCCCAGCGCATCACCCGCCGGATCGCTGGTAAAGTCACGGGCCGCACGATCATGAAGAGCATCGGAGGCATGTTTCGGTAGCCCTGACCTGCGGGCAAAGCAGGCGGCAAGGCAGTCAGAGCCGGGGTGGCGGCATCATCATTCTAAGCCCCTATCCTGTCAGCAGCGGCGCGGTTATATGCCGCCTGTCTCCCCCGCGTGACGCTGCACCACAAAACAGACGGGCACGCAATGAAGCTATCCCCTATCCAATACATCCGCGCCGCTCTCGCAAACGCCATGGCCGAAGACCTCGACATGTCGGACGTATGGCAGGCAATCGAGGAAGCGGAGACGCCAGCACAGTTCGACGCAAATATCAACGCCATCGTTCAGGCACGCGATATCACTGGACATGGCCGCCCAGGCTATGCTTATTGCGAAGGGCGATGGATTAGGATAGATTGAGCGCATGACCACTGGACGCCCAACAAAATACGATCCGCGCTATTGTGATGAGGTCATTGACTTCCTTGCGAATGGTTACAGCGTGACAGCCTTCGCAGGTGATATCCGCGTGTCCAGATCGACGGTATACAAGTGGGCCGAGGAAAATGAAGCCTTTTCGGACGCCCTAAAGGTAGGTCAGGCCGCATCCGCTCTATGGTGGGAAAACCGCTTGCGTGATACGGCTGAAAAGGGAGAGGGAAACGCGACCGCCGCGATCTTTGGCTTGAAGAATCGCGCCGCTGATGACTGGCGCGACAAGCGCGAGGTGGACAATACCAGCAGCGACGGTAGCATGACGCCTCAGACAATTGTAATCAAAGCCGCCGATGAAGACGGCTGACATTGTTCTACCTCGCAGGCTGGTGGGTATATTCACGCCGCCACGCGGGACAGTGCAATACCGGGCGATGTATGGTGGGCGAGGTAGCGCCAAGTCATTTACCGCCGCGCTCATGGCCGCAGTTTGGGGGTATGCCGAGCCGCTTCGCATTCTCTGCACTCGCGAATTTCAAGTCAGCATCAGAGAGAGCTTTCACGCCGAGCTAAAGGCGGCTATCGAGAGCGAGCCTTGGCTTTCCGCGCACTATTCTGTGGGGGTTGACTACATCAAAGGATCAAACGGGACAGAATTTATCTTTCGTGGTCTGCGCAGGAATGAGCAGTCCATAAAATCCCTCGCCAAGATTGACCTGACAATAGTCGAGGAAGCGGAGGATGTGCCGGAAACTTCGTGGCTTGCATTGGAGGCTACGGTTTTTCGCCAGCCGAAATCAGAGCTATGGCCGATATGGAACCCGCGCGAGGAAAACAGCCCGGTTGATAAGCGGTTTCGCAAAAACCCACCCGCCAATGCGCTCATTGCCGAGGTCAATTGGCAGGACAACCCGTTTTTCCCCAGTGGGCTTGAAACGCTCCGCAAGCGAGAGCAAGAGCGACTTGATCCGGCAACATATGCCCATGTCTGGGATGGGGCGTATCTGCAAAACAGTCACGCCCAGGTTTTTCATGGCAAGGTCCACGTGGAGACGTTCGAGCCGGGCAGAGCATGGGATGGGCCTTACTACGGAGGTGACTTTGGCTTTTCGCAAGACCCGACAGCAGCGGTGGAGGTGTGGCGGCATGGCGAGGATGTATTCATTCGCCGAGAAATATTCCGAACGGGGCTTGAGCTTGATGACACGCCGAAAGCTGTTATGGCCGCGATACCGGGCTTTGAACAGCAGATAAGCCGGTGGGATAATGCAAGGCCGGAAAGCATATCTCACATCAAAAGGCACGGGTTGCCGCGTGCTGTGTCTGTGGACAAATGGCCCGGATCAGTAGAGGATGGCATCGCGTTTTTACGCAGTCATGCGCGAATTGTAATTCATCCCGATTGTGTTAATATGCAACGCGAGGCGCGGCTATACAGCTACAAGGTAAATGATGCGGGCGACCCCACGACAAAGATCGTCGATGCACATAACCACGGCTGGGACGCTGTGCGATATGCGGTTGGGCCGCTTGTCAGGTCACGCGGAAACCCAAGGATAAGGGCGCTTTAATGGGCATGTTTGATTTTCTGCGCCGGTCATCCGACCCGCAGTCCGAGACCAAGGATAGCCAAGCCGGGCGGATCATGGTCATCAACCCCGGCCAGCCCGCATGGAAGTCGCGCGATTACAAGTCATTTGCAGACGAGGCATACGCCCGCAATGTTGTGGCCTATCGGTCGATTAACCGGATCGCGGACGCGGTGGCATCGGTCAAGTGGACGCTATTTCGCGGCGAGACGGAGATTACCGAGCACCCTCTCCTGAATCTCTTGCAGAGGCCCAACCCGATGCAATCCGGCGACGAATACATGCGCGCCAAGATCGGATACCTGATGCTCTCGGGTAATGGCTTCGAGGAGCGCGTGAAGGTGCGCGGCGAAGTGCGCGAGATTTATCAGCTTCGCCCGGATCGCATGTCTGTCATTCCCGGTAGCAACGGCTTTCCGGCGGGTTTCAAATACGAGGTCAACGGGCGCGCCGTGCGCTGGGATGTAGACCCCCGCACGATGGATAGTGACGTGCGCCAGATCAAGCTGTTCAATCCAATCAATGACTGGTATGGGCAATCGCCTATCGAGGCCGGAGCATACGCCGTCGATCAGCTAAACGGCAGCATGGCGTGGATACAGTCTCTCCTACAAAACAGCGCCCGCCCGTCCGGTGCATTGGTAATGACGGGAAAGGACGGGCAGGCCGAATTAAGCCAGGAGCAATTTCACCGACTCAAGGGAGAGCTGGAAGAAAATTACCAAGGCAGCTCTAACGCGGGCAGGCCGATGCTGTTGGAGGGCGGACTTGACTGGAAGCAGATGGGCCTGTCGCCGTCCGACATGGGTATATTGGAGACCAAATTCAGCGCGGCCCGTGACGTGGCGCTTGCCTTCGGTGTGCCCCCGCAGCTTCTTGGCATACCGGGGGACAGCACATACTCCAATTATTCCGAGGCGCGGCTGGCATTTTGGGAGGACACGGTTATTCCTCTCCTGTCGTTCATCGCCTCTGACTGGACGGCATGGCTGGCAGAGGACAAGCTGGAATTGCGGCCCGACATGGATCAGGTGCCCGCCATCGTGGACAAGAAACACAAGCTGTGGGACATGGCAGACAAGAGCCTTGATCTGACGATCAATGAGCGGCGGTTGCTCAAGGGCTTCGAGGAAATCGAGGGCGGCGACGTGCTACTGGTCAATGCCAGCCAAATCCCGATTGGCATGGCGTCCGAGCCTATAGCGCCCATGCCTGACAATCTTGCGCCGGAGGATATCGACCCCGAGGATATCAAGGCGTTTATCTACGGGATCGAGGGCAAGTAATGCCTCGCCGCCTTCTGGATCAGGACAAGCGGCGCGAGCAGCGGCGGCAGTCTATCCTGCTGGACAGGCTGGAAGCAAAATTCCGGGGCCGGATAAACCGCGAGCTTTCCGGGGCCATGCGTGACGCGCTGGATTTCTACGAGCAAACCGGCGAGGTGCCGCCCGCGCGCGATCTGCGCGAGCGCATGGAAGCCGTATTCCAGCAGATGGCCGATGCGAGCATCCGCACGTTTGGGGCGCGGATACTTGAGCAGGGCAAGGCGGCGGGGCACGATCTGGAAACCAAGGATTTCGCCGCCATGTTTTCCCGGCTGGCACAGGTATATATCGGGCAGGAGGCGGTGCGCAGGCGTATTACGTTTATAGCGGACACGACACGCCAGCAGATCGTCAACGCGGTTGCAGCGGGTTTCGCAGAGGGCCTTGGCGTTTCCGAGATAGCAAAGCAGGTGCGCAAGCGCGTGCCGACGATGAGCGCCTTTCGATCTGCCATGATCGCCCGCACGGAGACGCATGGCGCGGCGAATTTCGGGGCTAATGAAGCGGCGAAGGAAACCGGGTTGCGGCTTAACCGGGAGTGGGTATCGGCTGCGGATGAGCGCACGCGGGTGGATCATGCCGATGCGGATGGGCAGATCGTGGGGCAGGATGAGCCGTTTGATGTTGGCGGGGAGGCGCTCATGTTCCCCGGTGATCCAGCGGGCAGCGCGGCTCAAGTTGTGAATTGCCGATGTGCCATTTCTCAAATCGTTGCAGAATGACAAGATTTACCGGCGCATAGGTAGCCGCAAAGGAAACGCCGTTTCTCCAGGGGAGATAAGGGACGCAAAACGGTATGCGGAAATGCGCTCTGCGGCTCTAAAGCTAGGATATGTGCATGATTGAGATGCAGCATTAAATTGGGTAAGTTTCTAGCAAAATATGGAGGATATGAGACATGGCTGAGGCTGAAAGAAATAACACTTTTATAAGCGAAAAAGAGATGATTGACGCGCTGCGCAAGGCGTATATTGATGCTTATAGAAAAGGATTCCACAGCAATCTAAAAGCAGCCACCGACAAGGACGGACGCGCAAGCAGAGATGAAGCGGAGCTATTTTTTAGGCTTCATCTGCAATATCACCACAACTTGATCGTTGTGGATGAATAGGGAGGAAAACTCATGACATGGATTTTCGGGATAGTGCTACTTGTGCTGGTGGTTTGGGGTATCGAGGGCACGGCATCGGGTTTCAAAGAGCGCGTGGCCAAGAAGGAATGGGGCAGGCTCTGGATCGCGGGGATTGCCTTGGCCGTGACCGTGGTGGGTGTGCTCATCTTGGCGGAGTAGTGATTTTGCAACTTAGCAAGCACCCCCTTTGCAACTTTGCAGACCCGTGCTATAGTCCCGTCAAACTATCTCGGGGCGCATGATGC